ACGGTTGGGACTGCTGTTCGTGCGGCTTGCATAACAGCGCCTGGGGCTGCAATCACAGGCAGAACTGGTGGCAATACGTTGGCTAAGACTTGACCAACAGCCTGCACCTGCTCTTGACCAGCTTGGGTGCGTGGCTGATATGTGAGCGCCTGCGCACCTTCGGCTGCGGCCTTCTCGACCGCACGCATGGCTTCTGGTGTGCCAAAGTTTCCTGACAGAATTTGTTGAGACAAACCTTGCAGGGTTCCAGCCAATGTGCCAAGTGTCCCACCTACTGCGCCAGTTCCCAATGTCAATGCTGTTTCACCAGCGCCAACAATTTGTTGGCCAATGCTTGGCTGTGGTGTTGGTGGTGCAATTTGTTGTTGCGTGACTGCCGTAGTTTCTTCTGCCTTGGCAAGCTGGTAAGCCTGTGCCACGGTATCGAACTCAGGCGTTCCGCGTTTTGCAGAATTCTTAACGATCCAAGCTGCGTATTCGTCTGCTGTTGCCATTTATTGACCTCCGCGCAGGATTGCATCAGCCTGTGAGCGAATATTTGCTGGTGCTGCCGCTGCCGCAGCTGCTGGAACTTGTGCTTGATTAGTTGGAATCTGAGAAACAAGTTGCTGGCGTCTGTCTTCTGCCATCTGCTCTGGTGAGCGATATTTTTTCGATACATCTACAACAATGCGTTGCGCAAAGTCGTTGAATGTCTCACCAGGCTTGGTTGCATAGTCACCAGCAACAAATGTGTTCTTGGCGCGTGTAAGCGTGCCGTTGTTCTGGGCAAGCCAGTCTGTCTTTGCGTTGTTGATGGATGCATCAACGTCTTGCAGTTTGGCCATGCCACGCAAGAAGCTGGACAAGTCACCAGCAGATGCGTTATCGCTTGGGAAGCCTTTCAAAGCCATTGCAATGTCTTTGTCGGTGGCTGGGCCTGGTGGCAAAGACTTGATGGCCGCAGTGTTGCGAAGGCGTGTGTATTCTTGGCGCAGTTGCGTCATGCCGCCTTGGAAACCAGCGCCCTTTTTCAAGAAGTCCGAAGCACTTGAGAACACACCATAACCACCGCCAGATTCATCTAGGCGCTTGGCCAAGTCATTGAACTGTTGGGCTGATTGCTTGGAGGTTGCTGATAGTGTCGCAGACTCATTGATCAGCTTGCGAGTGTCTGCTGGAATGTCATTCAGCTTGTTTTGAATGCTAGACATCTTTTCAGCAACATCTGCCGCTGTTTTTTGAGTGTCAAGATTCAAACGTGCAGAACGATCACCAATTTGGCTGCGCAAATTTTTGATGTCCCAATTTGTTTTGTTTAATCCTGCAATTTCAACTTGCTCTGCATATTGAGCTTGCACTTTCGCTTTTTGAGCGTCTGCCACGGCTTTGTCTGCATCGGCTTTTGCTCTGTCTGCTGCGTTGGCGGCTGTGGCCTGAGCAGTAGTTGCGTCTGCCACTGCTTTGTCAGCTTTAGCAATGGCCTCATTTAATTCTGCTGGAGCTTTGGCTTGTGCTCTGAGTTCACCACCAAGTTTGACTGCGCTTTCGATTACCTTGTCACCACCTGGCATTTGCGAAATGGTGAATCCAAAATAATCCTCAGTTGCCTTTGGATTTTCCTTAGCCACATTGCGCCAAGTTTCCAAGAACTTAGCACCTTCCTCGTCGCCACTATTGCGCTTGCCTTCGATCTGACGATCAAGTAAGCTGATAGCGATCTCTGGCTGTCCTGATCTAAAGGCAGAGAAAACTTGGCCAGATTGTTGCAGTGCTGCATTCTGACGTTCACCTGACAACATATTAAAACTCTCGCGCACAGACTTTGCCTGTGTTTCTGGCAGGACCATTGCAAGATTGGCATAATCAGCTGCGGTTGCACCTGGCTGGCGCAGCTTTGCAAAGCCTTCTTGAATCAACTTTTGGTTGGCCAGTTGCTGTTGCTGTTGCTCTTGCTTAAGCCTTGATTCCTGAATGCTTGCGCCTGTTTGGAAAGCGCTCAGGAATGACTGCGTTGGGTCTTGGATTTGAACCCCATAGTTAATAGGTTGCATTAGAATTTACCTCCGAGACCGCTAAATAATCCAAGGCCACCAGAGATCGCTGCGGGGATTGCACCAAATGCTTTACCCTGTGCAATCTCAGCGCCAGCTAGTGCTGCACCTTGTTGGCCAAGAAGATTGGAAATGTTTGCTCCAGTTGTTTGTGCGGCTGCACCTGTACCTGCTGCGGATGCTTGTCCAAGACCTGCAAGATTCTGCGTAGTTGTCTGTCCGAGTGCTGTCATGCCACCTAATCGTCCATATTGCTGATCGATCAGACTGGACAGCAGTGCTGGCCTGAACTGTGCCAATGCACCTTGGATGTTGCCACCACGCAGGCCACCAGTGGCCGATGCACGCTGGAGCAATGCTTCTTCGCCTTGGCCGGCAAGTGCTTGGAATGTTTCTCCACTTCTAATACGCTCAATGGCTGCACGCTCTGCCTCTGGCCCACGAAGGCCAAGCAATGCTTGCTGCTCCTCAAGTGCTGGTGCTCCTGCTGCTGCAAATGGTGCAAGACCTCCAAGTGCTTTTTCACCTGCCATAGAGTACGGCTTGAGCAGTTCCTGAACTTTATCAAACTGTCTACGCTGTTCTTCAATGCCTGCTTCTGCCGCGCCTGATTGTGCGGCTGCTGCGCTTTCTGCCGCATCTGCTTGTGCCATGCCAGATATAAGTGTGGCACCACCAACGGCAATGCCTGCCAGTGCTGCTCCTGATAATCCAAATGTCATTTTGATTCCTCCAATTGCGCTGTCTGTGCAGTTTTAATAGCTATTGCTGGCGCTGGAATAGTGAACATATCCCACAGCGCTTGTGGGTCTTGCTCGTTGCTTGGGTTTGCGTGAAATGTGGTCACCTCGACATCGGTCAAGGCAATTCCAGCACGCTTGGTGCCGATTTTGGAGACGCTCATGTCGCCTGGTTTAAGAGTGCGTGGGCCGTTGTCTGTGCTAACAATCAACTCGCCTTTGCGCACCAAGAAAAATGATTCTTCTTTGTGGATTGCACCAGTCAAAACGGTGCCAGCAGGAATGTGCATTGTCCGAGCGTACAAGCCATTGCAGAAGTCATGATCGACAGGCATGTCCACCTGAGGCAGCTTGAGAAGCTCGGCCTCTAGGCGATAGATTGGCAGGTGCTCGGCTGGCACGCCAGCCTTGACTTCCTGAACCGCGACATGACTCATTGAAAACTCCTGTGCAGGGGCTTGTGAGCTACTGGCGGCTCGAACGGCTCAGTGCTGGTTATTTTCCCACATTTTGGCATTTGGTCAATCTTCCATTTCAAATTCACGTTCTTCCCATGCCTGGCAGACGCGCAGGTCGTGGCAGATGAACTCGAATTTGGTGCAGTAGCCACGGAAACCAGCATCGGTGTCCCAATCATTGCGGGGGATGCGCTCCATCTTGGCCTGCGTCATGGTGCTGTTGTCGTAGTACTCGCAGTTCGAGCAGCGACGACGACGAGATTCTTTCTCGTCCACTTGCATGGCCTTGCCCACCGCGATCCAGTAAGTCTTGTTGGCCGTTGGCTCATTGCTTGGGTTCTCAGGTCCAAGCATCCAGTCGTCGATGACGATCTGAGTGTTTTTCTTATTCTCGGCTGTGCTGATGAATTCTTCCTCCATCGGCAAGCCCATAAAGCCCTTGGGCATCATCATGAATTTGTCCATGCTGTTCTCCTTATGTGATTTCGCGGCCAGACACGCGCAACGTCAGTGCTGTGGCATTGCTGGCGATGGTGCTGATAAATGCACCGGCATCTAGCTCTTGGCCGACCAGTTCTGGGCACAGGTAGGTCTCGCCTGGCACCACGGTTCGATCGTCAATGATCAGATTGGAATTGCCTGCGCTGCCGCCAAATTGCACTAAATTGACGCTAAACGTGCGGTTCACCGTGTCAGTATTGGTGACCGTGGCCTTGTCGATCAGCGCCTTGACAGCGTTTGCCGTGTACTGGGTTGTCTGCGTGGCTTCCATTTGCTTAGGGGCCACTAGGGTTTTGACGATTACGGTCATTGAACACCTCCGATGTTGTTGTTGACTGTGAGAATTATGGACGGAATACCTGGGTGCGGTGCAACCGCAGGAAATGCGGCGACTTCAACGCTAAGGTCGCTGACCGAGAACATCAGCTCAACATAGTCGTTGGCCTTGAGGTCAAAAAAGTAATTTAGCGACGAGAAAATTTCAGCGTTGTTTCCCTGAATTCTGATTTGACTTGCACTGTCTGGCACATCCACGCCATTAAGACGAAACCAAAAAAAGAACTCAGCCGTTCCTCCTGAGGTTTTATCCAGTTGGAACGATGTGTCAAAGTTGTAGATGCCCTCGCTGTCCACAATGATGCGCGATGTTGGAGAGCCAAGATAAACACCATTGCTCAGGTCGGTGTTGTTGAACGTGATCGCCTTGGCCGTGTTGATCGTGGTGGCCGCCTGCGTTGTGGTGTCGTAGAACGAGCCATACCGCGCACGCTTGAACTCTCTGGCTGGTGGGGTCATCTGCAACCCTTCGACAGCTGAGGTCAGGCTTCCTAGCAGCGCCATCACCTGATTGACTTTGTTCTCTGTTGACGCGATGCTGACAGCAGCATCTTGAGCTAGCGAGGCGATCTGATCCAAGGCTAAGGTAGCCTTGCCATCAATCACGGCAGAGCTAACAGCGGCCTCCTGCGCCAGTGTAGAAATCATGCCTAGCGCCTGCACCGCAGTGGCTTGGGCAGTATTTGCTTCAATTTTTACTTCTTCTACTACGTTTGGTGCAATAGCACTAACAGTAGAAAACAGCAACTCAAACTGCCTGATCTGTTGCTGGTCAGTCAGAAACGTTGCAAGCTGATCTCGCGTCAGATTGAGTCTGCTGGATGTTGGTGCGGTTGCCATCAGTATGCCAATGCCTCGATCTGAGCTTCAAGTCGAATGAATGAGACATGAGCATCGCTGTCACCACGGAATCTTTGAATGCGCCAATTGCGCATGTGGCCTTGCTGAAACCATGCCAGGCGCTTGACGGTGTTTCCGGTCGTTCCAACTGTAATGGTTCTGTCTTGGCTCCATGACTTGCCATCCACGCTGTAGCTGGTGCTGATCTGTGGGTTGGTTCCAATGGCCACGCTGCCGGTCAGACTGACCAGCTCTAGCTCATTGAATATTGCGCCATTGCTTTCGTTGTAGACGATGAGCGTGCCAAATTCCCAGCGCACCTGCTGTCCCCAATGCTCACCAATACTTTGCACAAAGTAGCCGATGGCATTGGACTGAGGGTCGCCCACCAGCCACTTGTCGTAGCACCAGACCATGTTGCGTGCGCGGTACTGCGCAAAGTCCACAATGGTAGTTGCCAGCGTAAACCAGACTTGCTCACCTAATACTTCAGATGCTGATGCGTCATAGACGATGGTGCGGTCTGGCAGATGCACGTAGAGGTGCTGGTGATTCTTGTCGTTGCGTGCTTCAAGTTGGACACGCGCAAGTTGCGCTTCTGTGTATTGCAAAAGCAGGTTGTCGATCTCTTGCGTGCTGAGTTTCTGAGTGGTCGCTGCTGCACCAACATAAATGGATGGCGCTTCATTACGACCACCACCCAAGAATGCAATGCGATCAACGAAGATGCAACATGCGTGCGTTCCAACAACACCTTTTTGAACTTGTGCACCATCGATGCGTGCGAATGGAAACAATTGTCCACCAACGTTGTCAAACACCTCAATGGTGTTGCTGTTGAGCGCATAAACCTCGTTGCGCAACTTAATGACTGCCACCACAGGGTCGGGGTCAACTTCTGAGCTGCCATATTTAAGCGGATTGACTTGCGTGGGGTCTGTCAACTCTGTCACCACCAAATTGGCACCATCAGTGGTCATGAAGTAACCATCTACCCAGCAGAAGTCAAGCACCACACCCAAGTCAGGGTCAGTGACTTGCCTCAAAATTGGTGCGGTCGGATTCCATACCAATGTTGCTGGCGTGTTAACTGGTATCCAATAATAGAGACGACCACCAGAGGCAATTGCCAGCACATCAAAGCTGTAATCAAAGGTCACCAATTGATCGGTTGGGCCACCTACATCGCCCAGAATTGCCACAGTGCCATTGCTGGAAACAGTCACCAGCTTTGTGCCCATGACTCGGTAGCAGATGCCATTCCAGTTGATGCCGCCACGATCAATGCCTGGGCCTGTACCATTGGCC